TTTCTGCTGAAGCAAACTTTGAAATTTTAGTAACATCTAATTTAATTAACTTATCTATTAATTCTGTTTTTGCAGGAGAAAATGTACTTGTAGAAGTAACAACTCCTGGTTCTTCAACAACATGGGGTCAAGGTAATTTTGGACAATATGCTTGGAATCAAATTACAGGTGTTGAAGTTGATATAGGTGATGAAACAATTGAAGGTACAGGATCTCTTACTTTAACAGGAGTACAATCAAATACTTCAACAGGTACACTTTCATTAATAGGAGATGCGAACGTAAATGCGTCTACAAACATTGCAAACGTAGCAGTAGCTTCAGTATCAGCTAAATTAGATGTTGATGTTGAGGTGACTTCACCTGGTAGTTTACCTTGGAGTTCAGCTAGTTGGGGATATGGTTCGTGGGGCAATATTGGAGGTATGTTTATATCACAAGGTGCTGAAGAAGAAGCTGTACCTTCTGTAGAAGTTTTTGTTTCAACTAATTTATTAACATTAACTTTAACATCAATTAATCAAGTAACTGCAGATGCTAATATTACAGTAAATACTAATTTATTAACAGTAGGTTTAGGTAATGAAGATGCTGTGCCAAATACTCTTGTTTCAGTATCTACAAATTTATTAAATGTAAGTGTTGGAGCTGCTTCAGGTGAGGTTTTATCTACAGTAAGTCCTAATGGTGTAAGTGTTACAGCTTCTACAGGACGTGTGTTTATAGCGGCTTGGGCAGTGGTTGATATAGGGGTAACTAATACTTGGAGTGTAGTTGACATAGCGGCTTAATGAAACTAAAATTGAGTATTATATAATATTTTAAAGGAATTTTTATGGCATCAACCTTTTCAACGGATCTAAAACTTGAACTTATGGCTACGGGTGAAAACTCGGGTACATGGGGAACAAAAACTAATTCAAATTTAAACCTTTTACAACAAGCTATTGCAGGTTTTCAATCAATAGCAATTACATCTACTAACACAACTTTAGCAATGACTGATGCTACAATATCAGATGCTAGAAACGCTGTTATTAAATTTACAGGTACAATTACTGCAAACTGCACAGTGTTCGTTGCAAGCGGTATTGAAAAAACATACATTTTAGAAAATGGCACATCAGGTGCATTTACACTTGCTTTAAATCAAGTAGGTGGATCTTCAGTAATATTTGGAGCAAATGATAAAACAACAAAAATAGTTTATTTAGATGGTACAAATGCAAATGATTTAGGAATTGTAAATTTAACTAATCCTGTAACATTAACTAACAAAACTTTAACATCACCAACTATTAATGATCCTATTATTAATACTATTGATGACACTAATGGTAATGAAGAAATTATATTCACAGCAACAGCTTCTGCAGTCAATGAATTAACTGTAGCTAATGCTGCAACAGGAAACAATCCAAACGTTACAGCGTCAGGTAGTGATAATAATATTGGAATTAATTTAACGCCAAAAGGAACAGGTGCAGTAACATTTAATGGTACTGGTAAAATTCAAGCAGTTAAAGAAAAAGTAACTGTAACTGCAGTTGCAACAACTGGATCTACAAACTTTGATTTTTTAGATCAAGCTGTTCTTTATCATACAACCACGGCAACTGGTCAATTTACATTGAACTTAAGAGGTAGTTCTTCTACTACTCTTAATAATATGTTATCTGTTGGAGAATCAGCAACTGGCGCTTTCTTAAATACTAACACTACTTTTTATGTTTCAACAATAACAATTGATGGTTCATCAACAAATGTTACGCTTGAATATCAAGGTGGCTCTGCACCGACATCAGGTAATGCAGGTATTGATGTATACACATTTACTGCAATTAAAACATCAACAACACCAGCATATACAATTTTAGCAGCACAAACTCAATTTAATTAAGGAGATTTTGTAATGCCTATCAACTCAACACGTGGGGCTAGTTCAGCAAAAGGATTTGGATTAACTTCAGGAAAAAAAGTTTTAGAAGTAGACTATTTAGTAGTAGCGGGTGGTGGTGGATCCGGTGGTGGTGGAGCAGGTTATGAATATACTTCTGGTGGAGGAGGTGGTGGAGGGTATAGAACTTCTTTTCCAGGTGGAACTAAATTAAAAATTTTTGGAGGTACCACTCCAGTTCAAGTTGGAGCAGGAGGAGCCGGTGGAGCAGTTAATTCTAATGAAAATGGAGTTGAAGGCCCACAATCAATTATTTTTACTAATCCCCCTTTTGCATCTGCAGGTGGAGGAGGTGGAGGATCTCAAAGTACAGGATCTGCTGGTAGTGGAGGATCAGGAGGAGGTCTTGGAGGATTTACGGGACCAAATGGTAGAGGTGGATTAGGAAATGATCCTCCTACAAGTCCACCACAAGGCAACAATGGTGGTGATTGTTTATTTAACGAAGCCGGAGGCGGCGGAGGCGGAATTGGAGGTGTTGGAGGAAATGCGGGAGGACCAGTAAACCCAATACCACAACCAGGAACTGGTGGTAGTGGAGGATCAGGTGCATCAAGTAGCATTACAGGATCACCGGTAGCATATTCAGGTGGTGGAGCAGGAACTGGAGCAGCAGGTAATGGAAGTCCAGGAGGATCAGGTGGTGGAGCAGTAGGATCAGCAGGAAGTACAAATACCGGAGGAGGAGGAGGTGGAGCTTCAAATAGAGGTTCTGGCGGAAAATCTGGTGGATCAGGTATTGTTATTATTAGAGCACCTTCAGCAAGTGGTCCAAGTTTTTCAGTTTCACCAGGAACTAATACTAAAACAACAAGTCCAGCTCCTGATGGATCAGCTACTATTTTAACATTTACAGTACCTGGAAGTTTTACTTTTTAAAAATATGGCACATTTTGCAGAATTAGATATAAATAATAAAGTAATAAGAGTGGTAACCGCTTGTAATCAAGACATTGCAAATAATGGTGGAGAACAATCTGAACAAGCAGCAGAACAATTTAAATCTGTATGTAAGTTATCTGAAAATGGAGTAAGATGGGTTCAAACTTCTTATAATAACAATTTTAGAAAACAATATGCTGGAGTTGGATTTACCTATGATTTTGCAAAAAATAAATTTATAAGACCACAACCTTATTCTTCTTGGATACTTGATGTCAATGACGACTGGCAAGCACCTGTTTCATTTCCATCAAATATATATTATGGAAACGAATATCAAGAACCTTATTTTGATCAAAATCTTCAAAAAATAATCGACCCTAATTTACGTTATCTTGTTTATTGGGATGAGAATAACTTAAGATGGATAGGTAAAGATAAAGATAATAAAGAATTTGCATGGATTCCTTCATCTTCTTCATGGGTAGCTATATAAAATAACCATTTACTTTTATATAAAAATTTAATATAAATTAAGTAGAATGAATCTACAGAACTATTACTATTATTTTCAAAATGTGCTTACACCTAGGTTTTGTGATGAGTTAATTAAATATGGTATTGAACAACAAGAGCAAATTGCATTAACAGGTGGACAAACTGATAAAATTAAAGAAGGTAAACATTTATCTAAAAAAGATTTAAGAGATTTAAAAAAGAAAAGAGATTCGAATGTTGTTTGGTTAAATGATCAATGGATTTATAAAGAAATTCATCCATATGTTCATAAAGCAAATAAACTAGCAGGCTGGAATTTTAATTGGGATTGGTCAGAATCTTGTCAATTTACAAAATACAAATTAAATCAATTTTATGACTGGCATGCTGATTCATGGGATAAACCTTATGATAAACCAGATGATCCAAACATACATAATAAAATTAGAAAATTATCTGTAACTTGTCAATTAACAGATCCAAAAGATTATAAAGGTGGAGAATTAGAGTTTGATTTTAGAAATACTGAACCTCATAGAAAATCAATAAAAAAATGTGAAGAAATATCATCACGCGGTTCTATAGTTGTATTTCCTTCGCATGTATGGCATAGAGTTAAACCAGTAACGAAAGGAATAAGATATTCATTGGTGATTTGGAACCTAGGATATCCATTTAAATAGAAAATATGAATTTTGAAAAAAATAAATATATAATTATAAAAAAAGCAGTATCTGAAGAGCTTGCAAAATTTTGTTGTGATTATTTTTTAATGAAAAGACAAGTAGCAAGAACAATGTTTGATACACGTTACATTAGTCAGTTTACTGAATATTTTGGTGTATGGAATGATCTTATGGTTCCAAATACTTATTCTCATTATGCAGATATCGTTATGGAAACATTATTAATAAAACTACTTCCAACAATGGAAAAAGAAACAAATTTAAAATTAAATCCTAATTATTCTTATGCTAGAATTTACAAAAAAGGAGATGTATTAAAACGTCATAAAGATAGATTTAGTTGTGAAATATCTACAACATTAAATTTAGGAGGAGATGAATGGCCAATTTTTTTAAGTGATGCTGAAAATGTAGGAATACCTGATGGAAAAAAAATAACTTTTGAAAGTAATTCTAAAGGTGTTAAAATTAATTTAAAACCAGGAGATATGTTAGTTTATAAAGGTAATGAATTAGAACATTGGAGAGAAGAATTTAATGGAGATAAATGTATTCAAGTTTTTTTACACTACAATAATTTAAAAACTAAAGGAGCTAAAGAAAATATATATGATAAACGTTCTCACTTAGGACTTACAAGTTGGTTTAAAAAATAAATATGATACAAGAATTAGAAAATAAAATAAAAGAACTAGAAGAAAAACTTCAAATGGAAATTATGGTTAAAAAATCAGAGGTTTTATTAAACAAAGAATTACAAGAAAGAATTGAAAAAAATCAATTACATATTGAAACACTAATAGAAATCAACGAAAAATATTCAGATACTATAGGTAAATTAAGAGCAAGATTAAAAGATTTTATTGTTAAAGTTAACAAAGTTTAAACATAGTTAATTAAGTGTTATAATAGGCATAAATATGCCATTAAAAAAAATACCATTACCTCCAGGTTTTGATAAAAATGATACAGCATCCCAAGCAGAAGGACGTTGGATTGATGGAGATAACGTACGTTTTCAATATGGATCACCTGAAAAAATAGGTGGCTGGGAGCAAATTAATTCATCTATTTTAGTAGGTGCAGCTAGAGATATACATTCTTGGTTTGATTTAACTGGTAGACGATATGTTGCTATTGGTACAAACAAAGTTTTATATGTTCTTTTTGATGAAGGGTTTTATGATATTACACCTTTACGAACAGCTTTAACTTCTTGTACTTATACATCAACTACAGGATCTGCAACTGTAACAATTAATAAAAACGCACACGGTCTTGAAGTTGGTGACTTATTAAAATTTTCATCTGTTACAACACCAGGACCAACTACAACAAGTTTTACAACAGCTAATTTTCAAACTAATTCATTTGAAGTTAAAACGGTTCCGACTGCAAATACATTTACAATTACTATGCCTGTTACAGAAACAGGAACTGGAGTTACAGCAGGTGGATCCCTTACTACAGATCCATATGTTATTGTTGGCCCACTTGCTGCAACACTTGGTTATGGATGGGGAGCAGGTACATGGGGATTATCTACCTGGGGGACTTCAAGAACAGTTTCTAATACAACCATTGAAGCTGGTAACTGGTCTTTAGATAATTTTGGAGAATTATTAATTGCAACTATTAAAGATGGACAAACTTTTAAATGGGATCCAAGTGCTGGAACAGGAGTTGGCACACGTGCTTCTATTATATCAGGTAATCCTACAGCAACAGTTTTAACAAGAGTATCAGATAGAGATAGACATTTAGTTCATTTTGGAACAGAAACTACAATTGGAACCCCTTCTTCTCAAGATCCAATGTTTATAAGATTTTCAGATCAAGAAGATATTGAAGTATATGAACCAACTTCAACTAATACAGCAGGTACTTTTAGATTAGATAATGGAAGTAGAATTATTACAGCAGTTAAAGGTAAAGATTATATGCTTATTCTTACAGATGAAGCAGCTTACACGATGCAGTTTGTAGGACCACCATTTACATTTAGCATACGTCAAGTTGGATCTAACTGTGGTTGTATTGGACAACACGCAGCAGTCTTCGTAGATGGAGCTGTGTATTGGATGGGTGATTCTGGTAACTTCTTTGTATTTGATGGAACGGTTAAAACATTACCCTCTTCAGTTGAAAACTTTGTATTTACAACAACAGGAGACGATGCTTTAGGACTTAACTTTACAAATGGTGAATTAGTATTTGCAGGTCACAATAGTTTATTTACAGAAATTAATTGGTTCTATCCACAAGCAACATCAACTGAAATAGATAGAGTTGTTACTTATAATTATGAACTTAAAACTTGGACAACAGGTTCACTTGCAAGAACAACGTATGAAGATGCTCATGTATTAGAGTATCCAAGTGCTACTAAATTTTTAAATACATTAACTCCAAATACTCCAATAGTTAATGGTATAAGTAATGGTGGTAGTTATGTGTTTGCTCATGAAGTAGGTGTAAATGAAGTTATTAATTTAACCTCAACTAATACAACAAACATTACAATACCTGCATTTATTAAATCAGGAGACTTTGATTTAGATATAGAAGGAGATGGTGAATTTTTCATAAAGGTTAGAAGATTTATACCTGATTTTAAATACATAGACGGTAATGCCAAAGTAACTTTATTCTTTAAAGCTTATCCAGCAGATACAACGAGTGCATTAGGAGAA